ATCCCGGCGAATCTTTTGCCACTTGGTGATTCTGATATGCCCGATATGACACCCGAACCAATAGAAATTGAACCGGCAGAGAAAAGACAAGTGCCGGGGATGAATGATATATTTACAACAATTAGTGAGGCACAACAACGAGCAAACGAAATGGGTGGTGAAGGTTACCACCAACACACTTATGATGGCTACACCGTTTATATGCCATTTGAAACACACGAGGAATATGAGGCGGCAAAAGACAATCGCCTTGATGAATTTTACGGCGAGATGGATGCCGATTCTTTTGACTACAATTTCGAACTTGATAGTCGATATGATGATGATGAAGATACCGACCAAGATGGGGGAGAAATCATCCAAAAGGCACCACAAATCCGTGGGGCTATGGAAACGGCGTTGCGTAATAAAGTAAAAGATCACAATGAGGAATATGGTGACAACCCGGCGAAAAGGGCAACATATTCAATGTTGGCAAGGTCATTTGTAAGGGGGATTGGTGCATATCGTACAAACCCATCATCGGTGCGACCAAGTGTATCGAGTGAAGATCAATGGGCATTGGGTAGAGTAAACGGATTGCTTTACGCACTTAGAACCGGCAAATTTAAAAGAAGGGCATACGATACCGATTTACTACCGGAAGAACACCCATTGTCATCAAAAGGTAAAACCGAAAAGGCAGAAACTTATTCCGATTACCCACAAGGTGCAACCAATAACGCCAAGCGAATGTTGGAATGGCGAGAGAAATATGGTCGTGATGTTGTCAAAGGTGGGACAAGGGTTGGATGGGAGAGAGCCAATCAACTTGCAAGTCGTGAGGCATTATCGTTGGACACCGTAAGGCGTGTCAATTCCTTTTTAGCAAGACACAAAGACAACGCAAAGATTGATCCACAATATAAAGATGAGCCGTGGAAAGACCGGGGATATGTTGCATACAACCTTTGGGGTGGTGCGGCGATGGTATCTTGGGCAAAACGTATTTCTGAAAACGAATAAAATATGTTCGATAGGGAAACTTGGAGAAAAGAATTTTCCCAACAACTCGATATTGGAGAAAAAGCCGAGGTTGCGAGATTCAAACGATACTACAATGAACAGTACAAAACCGCCATTGATGGTTTTCTATTGGACAACAATCCAAGAGGTGGCAATAATTTATTCAAGTCAAAAGAACTTGAAAACCTATACGTTGGACTTTATTCAAATATCGGGTTACGATTTGCTAAGTGGTACGCCAAAACTTATGACCGCCTAATATCCAAGCGGCAAGATGTTTCCGGGTTTGATGATGTTTGGAGTGAGGGATTTGCCGAAGCCGGTCGAAAGGTTGCCGGGCAACGTATTGTATTATTACAAGGCACCGCAAAAGCGGAGGTGATAAAAAACTTACAACGATTTATGCAAGACCCGGAGTTTATGGCATTAGGTGCTGACCAAAGGGGTCGCATTTTACGTTCAAGGTTTAATAAACTATCTGCATACCAAGCCGAAAGGATTGTGCGAACTGAGGCAACTTATGCGGCGAATCTTGGTGCTGAAAGGTCTGCTCTTGATATGTTTGGCTCAGATGGTCTGCAAAAAGAATGGTTGACTTCCATTGATGGTCGTGAAAGGGCATCACATAGGTCAACCAACGGTCAAGTCGTAGATATGGACAAGCCGTTCAATGTAGGTGGTGAACTTTTAATGATGCCCGGTGATCCAAGAGGAAGGGCGGCGAATGTTGTCAACTGCCGGTGTGCGGTTGCACACTTACCAAAACCGGATGCACAACCCACAACACAACTTGAAGGATTCCAATTCGGTATGGCGGCAAGAACCGTTGGATTGGAGGGTGGTGAATTGGTTGCCGCTACTAAACCGACAAGGGAGGTTGTTCAAAATGTTACTTCTAAAATAGATATTGACAAGTTAAATCAAAAAGAATTACTTGAATTTATTGAACAAGATTTTAATAAAAGCGGAATCACTTTAAATAAATTTACAAAAGGAACTCAAAGCGTAAAAAGATTAAAAGAACAAACTAAACAATTAAATAAACTTTTAGATGAATATGATGTTTCTGACCCCTTAAATAAGGTTGCAGATGTTGATTTAGAATTTAGAACAAGAGGCAGGACTTTGGGATTTGTTTCAAGAAGGGCAAAAGATATTTATATTAGTAGGGGTAAAAGACCCGAAGGTTATTTAAGTAAAATAAATTTTGGCAACAAAAAGGCGGGAACTTCTTGGAAAAATTATACACCAAATAAGAATAAATTCGAAAGATTTGATGCTTTTGTTGATGAGGGTAATGAGGATTTATATGTTTTAACGCACGAATTTGCTCATATTTTATCAAATACAAGATATGGAATGCACAAACAATTTTGGAAAGAATTTGATCTAATTAAAAAAGAATATTTTGCCGATTTAAAAAATTATGAATTAAATGATTTTGTAAGGGTTGGAAATACCAATGTTTTTTCGAAATATAAAGATGCGGTTCAATATGATAAATTAGCGGTCAGTAAATATGCTCATTATAATGATAATGAACTTTTAGCCGAATCTTTTGCTGAATATAAACTTTCAAGTAATCCAAGAAAATACGTTGTAAAATTTGGAAACTTAATCGATAAATATTTTAAAAAATGACAACTGTAAAAAATTTAATTTGTACAAATTGTATGCACCAAGAATCTTTTGGATGTAAGGCATTTCCAAAAGGAATACCGGATAAAATATTACTTACCAATAAACATTCAAAGCCATTAAGTGAGCAAAAAAATGACTTAGTGTTCAAGCCGTTTTCTTGAAAAAAAATAATTAATATCTTTGCAATATGAATAATATTATATTTAAGCAATCCCCAATGGGGGAGATAATTGATGCCGATGAAAAAGCGGGAATCGTAAAAGGTTACGCCTCGGTGTTCAACAACGTTGATTCTGACAATGATATAATTAAATCCGGGGCATACAAGAAAACCATTGCCGAAAACGGTAGAAGGGTCAAGTACCTTTACCAACACGATATGGATAAGCCTATCGGGAAAATGGTCAACTTGGAGGAAGATGAGAAAGGTCTTGTCTTTGAAGCCGAGATTGCCAAGACCCAATTGGGGATGGATGTCATTGAACTAATTAAAGCCGGTGTAATTACCGAAAACTCTGTTGGTATTTTACCCATCCAAAAAGAAATGGTAAATGGTAGGCGTGAGATTAACGAGGTGAAACTCTATGAGGTTTCTGCCGTTACACTTGCCGCCAATGACCAAGCAATGATTTTGGATGTCAAGGGCAACGTTGACCCAAATAAAGTAATTAAGCGATATGATAATATCGCAAGATTAATTCGAAAAGGGAACATATCCGATGAACTTGGATTTGCACTTGAATCGGAAATACTAAAATTGAAATCTATTTTTACCAATTTAGCCACTTTGCCAACTGATATTGAGGTTACAAAGCCGGAAGTCGTGAAAGGGGATTCAACCGAGATTTTTAACTATTTGTCTAACGTTCTAAAAAAATAAGATATGAACGAGGAAGTAAAAAACCAATTAGATCAAATCGGTGACATCGTAGATTCAAAGATTGAAAAGGCTTTCAACCAAGCGCAAGATAATGCTAAAGGTGAAGTTGAATCAACTCTGAAAAGCGAAATCACGAATTTGACTAATGAGTACAACGAAAAGATGGAAGCCGCTACAAAGCGAATGGATGCCATCGAAATGGAAAGCAAAAAAACGCTTTCAGGTGTAAACACAAAAACCTTTAGAGGTCAAATCGAAGCCGCCATCAAAGATGGTGCAATCGAGGCACTTGTAAAAGGTAACACCAACGCCGCAAGATTTGAAATCAAAGCCGGTGATATGACAATGGCTAATGCCTACACGGGTGTTGTTGCCGGTGAAACTGTAATTGAGGATTTCAAATTTGATCCCTCAAGAAGTGTCCACATCAGAACTTTGTTGCCTATCGGAAACACCGATTCTCAAACAATTAGATTCCCTAAAGAATCTGCTTATGATGATGGTGCCGCCGCAACTGCTCAAGGCTCTGCCGTTGGACAATCTGACTTTGACATTACCGCCACAAGCGTGAATGTTGAAAAGATCGGGACATTTATGAGAATAACTGAAGAGATGTTGAACGATACTCCCGGATTATCTTCTTACCTATCGGCAAGAGTACCCGGAAAAGTATTGTCTGTTGAGGATACTGAAATCCTAAATGGAGATGGTTCTTCACCAAACCTTGATGGTCTGTTCACCGATGGAACTGCCTTTATCACTTCAGGTGGTGCGTTTGATGATGCGGTTGAGTCAGCCAATGAATTTGATGTACTTATTGCATCATTGAACCAATTGGCACTTGCTAACTATCAAGCCGACACGATTCTTTTGAATCCTACTGATTTCCATAAAATCGTATTATTGAAATCAACTGCCAACGAATATTTGAAAAATCAAATCATTCAAGGTATTCAACCTGCAATCAATGGCGTTCCAATTACATTGAACACCGCCGTGACTGCCGGGAAATTCCTTGTTGGTAACTTGGCACAAGCAACGCAACTTTGGGTTCGTGATGGACTTGGAATCGAATTTTCAAGGGAAGATTCTACCAACTTCAGAGATGGATTTGTTACCGTAAAAGCCCAAGAACGGGTGGCTTTGAGTAACTATTCTCCAAATGCTATCGTACAAGGTACGTTCTCAACTGCTAAAGCGGCACTTGAAACTCCTTAATCTAACGATTAGTTTTGACTTGGAAAGGGTGGTCATATCGACTGCCCTTTTTGGGTTTAAGAAAATAAATGTAAAATATTTTTTATATTCTAAAATAAATTATATATATTTACACCATAATTAACAATTTAAAAACAACTTAAAAACAAGATTATGGAAACATTTGAAATTATTCAAACCGAAAACTTTGATCAAAATGAAAGTAAAATTTATGGTGATATTATTCCTTGTATTAGATGTGGAAAAGGAGTTAAAAATGAAAAATACTTCGTTGAATTAGTAGAAGGAGGATTGTACGCATTATCAACAAAAGAACAAGCCGATTGGAGTGATGCCGGTTATATGGGTATGCACCCCATAGGTAGCGAATGCAGGAAACACATACCATCAGAATTTATTCACAAATATTAAAAAAACCGGGGGTGGCAACACCCCCTTTGTATAACCAAAAATTAAATTATGAGAAATCAAAATCAATACAGAATACAAGATTCACCGGAATATATAATGGTGAAAAGAATTACCAACGAGGAAAACCGCAAGAACATCATTGAGGCATTGAAATCCTTTGCAATATTATTGGCGGCGTTTTTTATATCAGTTTGGGTCTTTACTAATTTTTTATTGCATATTGAAACCATCATTGATTGGTGGAATAACTTTCACATTGAAATATTTTTAATTGATATAATAATATGGCTGAAAAAGATAATTTCCTAAGTAAGAAAAAGGATATGCATATCCACCGGCATATCAACATAAATCAAAATATTGTTAATATCAAAAAATTTAATAAATTAGTAAATAAATTAAGATAGTTTTTTTGTTTGATAATTGTTGGGAAATGTCCGCCATTCACTTGGTGGGCATTTTTTTATACCTTTACATTAAACGAGTAAGTTGAATAATAATCAAAGAGGGTGTTTTTCTGAATACCTTTTTGCAACCGAATGTATTAAAAGAGGTTATCAAGTATCAATGCCACTTTCCCCGGCATCAATATATGATTGTATCGTTGACAACGGCGTTGACTTGTTTAAAATCCAAATTAAATCTACGATTAGAACTCCCGAAAAAGAAAACCTAACTACAATTCACGTTCCATTGCAAAACAACAAAAGGATTTATGATAAAGGGAATGTTGACTATTTCGCCGTGTATGTAACTTTATACGATGGCTTTTTTATATTTAAAAACTTTGGCAATATGCAATCAGTAAGATTGTCACTTGTAGGCAAATATTCAACTAATTTTAATAACTTTGTATTTACGAGGGACTCTCAATCCCATTCATAAATTGTTTTAATAAGTTTGGTTTGAAAGGGTAGCATTTAAGTGTTGCCCTTTTTTTTTATCTTTGTGGAAATAACATATTATGAAAATATTAATGAAAAAAAGCGTTTTATCCTCTGAAGGATGGCGTTGGGAAGAAAAGGTTTACGATGTTGATAATAAGGTCGCATCGGATTACATCAAAAAAGGAATCGGCGTTGAATTTGTCGAAAAGGTAAAAGAGGAAAAAAAAGTAAAAGAAACGAAGGAAAACAAAGTGGCGAGAAAACGAACCACTAAAAAAGCCAAGTAAATGCCTTACACAAAAAACACTTATTTCAGCGATCCGCCAATTACGTTTCAACCGCAAATGAAAATCAATTCCACAACCGGAAGTGAAATCATTACTGCGGCAAATGTCAAGGATTTTGCAAGAATTGACACCACGGCAGATGATACGATTATCGGTCAGATGATCACCCAAGCGAGGATCGTGGCGGAAAATTATATATCAAAGGATATTGTGGCAAAAAATAGAACTTACTATTTGCCATTCTCCAACACAAGAATTGCATTGCCTTTCGCCCCGGTTGCATCTATTTCATCGGCAACCGTTGATGGAACTGCCGCCACATATTCGGCAAAAGGATTGGACAACGAAATAATTGAACTGAATGAATTACCGGCAAAGGAGGTAAAAATTACTTACATTACAACCGGACTTGATGATTCATTTCTCAAACAAGCGTTGTTGCAAATGGTAACGACCTATTATGACAATCGATCTGATTTTGTGGTTGGTGAATCAGTAAATGAAATCCCAACAAGTGCGATGGATTTGTTGTCATCATATAAAACCGTGTTTATTTAATGGAT